GTGATACGCTCAAGCCCTTTCTTCTCGTCATCTTCAGCAGCAGCAAGTGCGGTGAGGTGGTCGATATAAAAGATGCGAACACCTTCGCTATGGTAGAGATACCGGATACGCTTCTCGATCAGGTCCCAATCCGCAGAACCGAAGTGATCAAACATATAGAGGGTTTTGGTTGCTTCGAGTTTCTCAACAGTGTCAATGAGTTCTTGCTCGGTCCAACCAGCGTCGGGGATATGGAACTTACGCCCCAAGTGCTTCCCTGCAATTCTCTTACCTGTCTCCTCCGGCTGCTGTTCGAGGAAGAACACGCCAACTTTCTCATTGAGCTGCGTCATATCGAAGTCGATCTGCTGTGTCAGAATATCGGTCTTACCAACCCCTGTGCCTGCACCTAGTCCGTAGATTTCACCCGTGCGACGCCCATGCGTCAGTTTGGTGAGCGTTGGGAGACACCAAGGGAGACCTACTTGGATAGGCTTGAGCACCTTATCTTTGATATCCGTAAGCGTCACGATGCCTTCGGGGCGGTAAACCTTGGCACCCCATACAGCGTCGATTAGCTCTTTACCACGGCGCTCTTTGAGCATCTCGTTTGCGTCTTTGAGGGGCAACGAGGCGATCTTGGCTTTGCCGGGGGTAAGCATCAGGGCGCATTCACGTGCGGCTTCCTGTCCCGGATCGTCCATATCGAACAAGAACACGACGGTCTCAAACTGTTCGATCCAGTTGAGCCACTGCGCAATATCTTTCTTTGCAGCCTGAGCGCCAGACTTGATGCTGACTACGGGATACTTGTTGCCCCATATCTGTGACATGGACATAGCATCAAGTTCGCCTTCGGTAATCGTGAGCATCTTACCGCCGTCACGCCAAAGGTGCTGACCGAATAGCTGCGTCTTTTTCTTGTCCCCGATCCATGGGAAATCTTTTGTTTTGGTTCGGACGTGTTGTGCGATCACAGCACCGCTTTCATCGCGGTAGGATGCAACATGAACACGCTGACCTGACATGGTGGCTTCACCATATCCGAACTTCTTGAAGGTATCCGGGGTTATCTCCCGGATCACGCGGTCGATTGGCTCGACCTTTAGGAGGTCTGCGGACACGCGGGTTTTCTTTCGTTGGGGGAGTTCCTCGCCTTCGGGCGGGTAGTAGTGGTGACAGGAAAAGCAGTGGCGATGCCCGTCTGAATACAAAGCACAGGCATCGCTTGAACCGCATTCCTCGCAGGGTCCCTTTTCAAGGAACTCGCTGTCATCGTCGCGGTCTGTCAAGTTAGCACCAAACAGAACGGCTCTTTGAGGCTAGGACAAGACCGCCAACGATAATGACGATGACCCATATCACGCCCCACAGGAAGCCAAGCCAGAGAGGGGCGAGTACCCAAATCCACGACCAAGCGATCACAGCGCAAAGTTTAAGACCGACGAAAAGTACGGTCAGAAGAACAAGTAAAAGACCCATGAAGTCCCTTTCAAATTAAAACACCCGGCTCACCTTCAGGGTGAAACGCGGGTGCTTGGTGATTTCAGCGATGATGCCCTTGGTGATAATTTCGATAGTCACCGAAGGGTCTTGATCGGACTGCTTGAGGGAGAGGATGCGCCCTACCCTTGGCTCACAAATGCCATCAGGTTTACAGGCTACAAGGTCTCCCTCGGCAATCAGGTTACCTATAGCGTCGAAAATGTCTTAGGCACCTTCGCCCAGGAACGTCTTCAGGTTGTTCGCAGCTTTGAAAGCACGGTTGTTTTCGTCGGCCAGCGCCGCGTTTTCTTCACGCATCGACTTGATGATCTGGCGGTTCGCACGGATTTTGTCGGCGGTCGTTTCCATGTGGGCTTCGAGTTGGTCGAGGGTCTTGCGGAAGTTGGACAGGATGGTGTCGAGGTTTTTCTTGAAGATCATTCGGAGAGTTCCTTGATTGCGTTAAGGGAGGCCGGAGTTATTTGTAGCCGCCCGAGAATTTGTACCGGGTGTAACGCTTCTTGGTCACCGGATGCTGACGACGTTCACGCTCAAAACGGACGCCCATATCTTCCATGTCGCAAATACGGCGAGATAGGGCGGCACTGGTGATCCCGTAGTTGACCATCGCATCAAGGGCGGTGATGTGACCGGCGCTGACAATGTGTTTGAAGATGGTCTGTTCCTGCGGCGACAGAAGGTGCATGGGGATATCGGGGATACCGATGATGCCTGCTTCCTTGGCTTCTTCGCTTTGGACAGCAACAAGGGCATGACCACTGAGATACCAGCCGTGCGGATTTTCGATGATACCCGGCTCGGATGCACGGCGACCTACGCCATTACCTGTGTGACCGTCAAAGTCGGTGTTGAACTCGACAAAGTAGCCTCGGGCGTTGACCTCGCGGATAACCCCGACGTGGCCTTCAGCACGGCCAGCGGAAGACAAAGCCTTAACGACCGTGCCTACTTCAAATGTGTTGCTCATGGTTTCCTTTCCTTCTGTTGGTTGCGCATAAACCGGCGCTGGAAACTGAAAAAGAAAAGGGCGAGCACCCGAAGATGCCCGCCCCTGACAGGGAGAGATGAAAATGACCAGCCGCTACTCTGATCTAAGGTGCAACCTAATTGGCGGCACCGCAGTTTGAGCAATGGTTGCAAGCCTTACAGGCCCGCCCGTCTCGCTCACCTTCGCTGACCTTGCGATCAGCAAGCCAGTCCTGCACGTTGAACGCGGGGCAAGCTTTATCAGCCACCTCGTTGTGACCGATGACCTCCGCGCCCGGATACATTTCAAGCATCTGGTCCACGAGGACATCCAGTGCTTCCCATTGTTCCGGCGTGAAGTTGGCTTCAGGTTTCGGGTGGCGATCTTTGATAAGGGTCTCGTGGATGCCACCGACAAGGCAGATACCTACGGACTTGTCGTTGAAGCCTTTGGCGTGAGCGCCTACCTGATCGACATCGCGGCCACGTTCCACAGTGCCATCACGACGGATGACCCAATGGTAGCCGATACCTAGCCAGCCGCGCTCACGGTGCCAACGGTCGATTTCTTTTGCACCGATATCCATTGAGGGCTTGGTGGCAGCGCAGTGAATGATGATGAAGTCTGTTACCTTACGCATTCAGGTTGATACCTACGTTAGAGAGCGCATCCCCGCGTTCGGTGGACAGGGCTTCGTCAAGCCATACCAAGGGGATCGTGCCCTTGGCATACTTGAAGCCGTGTTTGTCGCACCACATTGCGTAAGTCGTTTTGCTCTGCTTCGAGATACGGGAGTTCGGATTGGAGAACACGAACCGGATGTCCAGCGCAGGGTGCTGCGTTTTGATCAGCATGTGCTTCTGGCGGTCTTCGGTTACGAACCGTCCCTTGGTCTCAATGATAATTCCATTTTCAAGGATGAAGTCGGGGGTGTACTTGGCATTGAACGCGGGTCTTACGTATCGAATTACGTCCGTCTCAAAGCGGACTTTCAGCCCTGCCCGTTCAATCTGTTTTGCTACCGTTTCTTCCAGCCCCGACCGAAAGCCGTACTTAAGGCCGACCTGTTGTGGCGTGGAGGCAGACTTCTTGGTGTTAGAAGTCTTCTTCATCGTCACCCGCATCATCGCCATCATCGGACTGGTCTTCGCCGCTTTCATCGCCGAAGCCATCTTCCATATCGTCAGCGTCGAAGCCGCCTTCTTCAGCACCGAAAGCAAGATCACCGCCCCCAAATTCGACCAGCTCGATAATCTGAGCGCCCAGGAGACGGAGGCTGACACCGGCACCAACCTGTGCGGTGAAGAACGGGTTCATCTGGAAGGCGATCTTACCGACCGTGCCGGAGCCGATCTTCAGGGCTTTGCGTTTTGCGCCAGCGATGACACGACCACGGGCGTCATAAATCTTGACCGAGTTATCCCAAGTCTCGCCGGTCTTCGAGTTCTTGCCTTTGGCTTTCAGCTTGAAGTTAATCGCGATCTCGCCGGTTTCGTTACCGTCGTCGTCCAGAACTTCGCTGTAAGGCGCGTCTGCTTTCTTAACCTTCTTTTTCTTGGCCGGGGTCTCAGCCTTTTCAAGAGCATCCTGATAGGAAGCCTCAATGGCTGCGTCGATCTTCTCGATAAACGAACCAGCGGTGTCCGCATCAAGGATCAGCTTCACGGAATAGATACCTTCAGCATCAAACCTCGTGTCGGCTACAAGAAACTTCGGGTAAACGAATTTACCCTTCGGGCTGTATTCAGTTTTAAGGGCCATGTAATTCCTTTGCATATGTGG